CATCACGGGTGCAGATAAATCTCTTACTGCTTCTAATATTACCACATCGAATTTGACAGTATCAAACTTTCACAGCATAACGGGAACCCTATCCGCATCCAACGTCGAGACCTCAAACTTGACTGTCAGTAATAGGTTATCTGGAGGCACGATCTCGGTTTCCAACATCGAAGCCACCGCCAACCTGGTGGTCGGGGGTCCTGCGGACATCACTGGGACACTTTCCGTCGGTGGTTCACTTACAGGTGCTTCGGCTACGGTCACGGGACAGGTTGAGGGTGCCACCGTCTCATCCACCGGGCATGTGATAGCCACAGGTTCACTTACAGGTGCTTCCGCCACGGTCACGGGACAGGTTGAGGGAGCGACGATCTCTTCTACGGGTCAGGTAATCGCCACAGGTTCACTTACAGGTGCTTCGGCTACGGTCACGGGACAGGTTGAGGGAGCGACGATCTCTTCTACGGGTCAGGTAATCGCCACAGGTTCACTTACAGGTGCTTCCGCCACGGTCACGGGACAGGTTCAGGGTGCGACGATCTCTTCTACGGGTCAGGTAATCGCCACAGGTTCACTTACAGGTGCTTCCGCCACGGTCACGGGGCAGGTTCAGGGTGCCACCGTCTCGTCCACCGGGCATGTGATAGCCACGGGTTCACTTACAGGTGCTTCCGCCACGGTCACGGGGCAGGTTCAGGGTGCCACCGTCTCGTCCACCGGGCATGTGATAGCCACGGGTTCACTTACAGGTGCTTCCGCCACGGTCACGGGACAGGTTCAGGGTGCCACGGTATCTTCCACCGGGCATGTGATAGCCACGGGTTCGGTCACGGGGACAACAGTAAACACACCAACTTTGGTTGTGAGCAAGGATGCTCAGATCACTGGAAATCTTACAGTGTCTGGTGGTTTGGTTACGATCACAAGTACCACCACTGGAACCAATCAGATCAATATCACCAACAACGGGACGGGGCCAGCCCTCATTGCAAAGCAGACCGGTGCACAGCCCATCGTGAACTTTTTGGACGACAGCGCAAGCGCCCTTTTCATATCGGGTGGCGAATTGACGGGCAAGGACGGGTTTGTGGGTCTCGGAACAGAAGCACCACAGGAACGTTTGGATGTCCGAGGCAACATTGTTTCAAATGGGACAATCTCGTCGACTAACGTCGCGACATCCAACTTGACTGTCAGCAATAGGTTATCCGGAGGCACGATATCGGTCTCCAACATCGAAGCAACGGCCAATCTATTTGTGGGTGGACCCGTGGATGTCACTGGAACACTCTCTGCGGCTGGCATCACTTCGTCGGCAGCCGTGAATGTCACCGGAACTATTTCCTCGTCGTCCACGGTCACCGGAACGGATCTGGTGGTTTCTGGAACCGCGCAAGGTCTCAATCTGACTTCAACCGGAACTCTCTCGGCAGCCGGCATCACTTCGTCGGCAGCAGTAAATGTTACCGGAACCATTTCCTCGTCTTCCACGGTCACCGGAACGGATCTGGTGGTTTCTGGAACCGCACAGGGTCTCAACTTGACTTCAACCGGAACCCTCTCGGCAGCCGGAATCACTTCGTCGGAAAATGTTACCATCTCGGGCGCAGACAAGATTCTCACCGTATCCAATATTAGCACCTCAAATCTAACCGTCAGCAACAGGTTATCCGGAGGCACCATATCGGTCTCCAACATTGAAGCCACTGCCAACCTGGTGGTAGGTGGATCTGTGGATGTCACCGGAACCCTTTCTACCGCAGGTCTTACCTCCTCGGACAATGTCACCATCTCGGGCGCAGACAAGTCGATCACCGTCAGCAACATCTCCACGTCCAACCTGACAGTCAGCAATCGTCTCTCAGGAGGAACCATCTCGGTCAGCAACATCGAAGCCACTGCCAACCTGGTGGTCGGTGGACCTGTTGATATTACTGGAACGCTTTCGGCCGGTGCGATCGATGGTTCATCATTGACGGTAACGGGTGACGCACAGGGTCTCAATCTAACTGCAACTGGAACGCTTTCGGCGGCTGGAATCACTTCGTCGGATAACGTGACCATCACGGGTGCAGATAAATCTCTTACGGCATCAAATATTTCTACATCTAATCTCACTGTGTCTAACTTTCACAGCATCACAGGAACCCTGAGTGCTTCCAACGTCGAGACTTCCAACCTCACTGTCACCAACTTAAATTCGGTCACCAACGACGCCTTCGTAGGGGGGACCTTGAGTGCGTCCAACGTCGAGACTTCCAACCTCACTGTCAATGGAAATACCTACATAAGTTCTAATCTCGGGGTGGGTACCGCGGATACGGCCGAGTACAAGTTCCTGGTAAATGACGGAACCGATAACCTATTCGGGGTTCCTTATGACAAAACAGCGCTAACCACAGGAAAGACCATTGTCTATAACGGAAGTGGATGGGTCTACGACAATGCAGGACCCGCAGACGGAACACAGACCGGTGAAATTCTCTCGTGGGACGGTTCCGAATGGTCTGCGAACAGCGCCGTGGTGGTCGAGGGCTCGAACGTCGGCATCGGTTCTACACAGCCCCGTGAAATCTTGGATGTAACAGGGAACGTTCGCATCACCCAGAGTGTTCTGATCAATGAAACTTTCCAAGGAAGGGCTATGCGTCTGAATGACACACCCGCTTCCAACCTTCACTACCAACCCAATTTCACCATCACCGGCTCGCTCACCTCGGCGGGCGACATCAAGACAAACCAGGCCTTCCGTGGTCACAACATGTTTCTGAGCAACGTCCTGACGATTAGCGGCGGGGTGGTCACCAACACTGGCACCGTCAACACGACGGTCAATGGAAGCTTGACGGTTCAGGGCGATGCCGTCGTGAACTCAAATATTTCGGCGGTCACCGTCAACACCGGGAACCTAAATTTGACAAATGGAATAACTTACAATAATATTCGTTCAATGTTTATGGCTTATAGTTCTAATGGAGATACTTCTGCAAGTTGGCCTATTATATTAGAAAAAACAGGTTATAACATAGGAAATCATTATGATACAACGACCGGATGGTATACTGTACCGATTACGGGTATATACAGTTTTAATATTCTTGTTTTCGCAACTAATGGTGTGGGTTCAACACAATATGCTTTGAAAATGAAGCCAGGCGGTCAGTCGGTATTTGGTAATGATAACTGGAAGGCAAATAGACTCGCTACGGGAGGAGATGATAGTTTTTTAATTTATGCGGTCGGGGGCTTCCCTTTTACTGGTTCACTTGAGATATACTGTGAAGAAGGTGATATGGTAGGATGGGGAAAACGCTCCGGAACTGTGTCTTTGTATTATGCGCATTGTGCTTTTTCTGGAAGACTCATAACGCCAATTTAATTTTAAAATTAATTATTAGAAAACCATGCCCACGTACGACGGCACCTATAAGCTGGCGGTTGAGGATGGACGTGTTTTAATCCGAGACGTGGAGGGAGGTTCCCAGACCACCCACGTCCCGCTTGAAATCTATAGCAACTATGCGGCCCAAGGGACTTTGACGGATTCCAGACAGTTGAGACTTAGAACCCAGCCTTACCTCGAGTCAAATACCGCGAATGCATACGTGACCGACATGGGCATCGAGTCCAAGACAGACAACTACTTCTTCATCACGGCGCCCCAGAAGACCTCCAACGTCGGCGACCAGAACACCTTTGTCATTTCATCGACCTCTAACATAGGCATCGGAACTACCGACCCCACCAAACCCCTTCACGTCGTGGGAGACTCTTGGATCACGGGGACTCTAACGACTTCCAATATCGTCGGGGGATCGCCCTTGACCATCAGTTCGGATCAAAACTTGCAGGTCAACTCCAATCTGACCGTGGGAAACTCAAACCTCTTCGTGGACAGCACCACGAGCAACGTCGGTATTGGTGTGGCGAATCCTGGAGTAAAGTTAGATATTAAAGGTTCGTTCTTAAATTACATAGGTTTGTCGGGTTTTACAAGCAGCGGAAGATTTATAATAGGCACGAATGCCGACGGGTCGCAGCTTCATTTTACCCCCGGCTTCTATTCTTGGGGATTATGGGGCTACGCGCATCACTACGATGTCTATTCAGGATATTCTGGCGAAACTTTTACAGGCTCGCGCGATTTTTACTTGAATTACTATTCTGGGGGTTATGTGAGACTGGCTGGTGGCACAATCGTGACGAGTGACGACCGAATAAAGACCAACGAGCGCTACATAACAAATGCGACGGAAACACTACTCAAACTAAAGCCACAGATATACGATAAGGGTCCAAACCTTGGGGCAACGGGCGCAACACGAGTGGAAAGTGGTTTAATTGCCCAAGATGTATATTATGATGCTCCGGAACTCAGGCATTTGGTACACTACGACGACGATGCTGAAATACCCGCCGAAAAACCATTTGTAGATGAAGACCCGCAGAACGACCCTGACTACTCTATGTGGGGCAGTAAATCGGCTGGTATTGACTACGAAGGACTTATAGCATATCTCATCAAATCAAACCAGGAACAGCAAGCCTTAATAGATGATTTAAGCGCCCGCATTGAAGCGCTTGAAAATTCTTCCTAACCAATTAGTAGAAAACTATGCCAACCTATGACGGCATTGGATCATCGGTGACCCACGAGATTGAGGTGGTCGGCGATGTGTTCATCAGCAATGTCGAAGGGGGTTCCTTAAGCACCCAGGTTCCTTTCGAGATTTTCAGCAACGTTTTTGGGTTGTCGCCCGCTCCGACAGACTCCCGCCAGCTCAGGTTGAGGGTTCAGCCGACCAGTGATTCCAATGTTTCAAACAGTTACGTGACCGACATGGGCATCCAGAACACCACGGACAACTACTTTTTCATCACGGCTCCCCAGAACACCTCCAACGTCGGAGACCAGAACACCTTTGTCATCTCCACCACGGGCAACGTCGGCATCGGGACGGCGGATCCAAAGACTAAATTACATGTAAGTCACGATTTGCATTTACAAGCAAGCAGCGAAGCATGGAACTCAACGGCTGGACCAGGTTTGTATTTAAGATACAGTACTAATGGAGGTCAAGATGAGGGATATATTCAATCAATTGACCGCACTACTCCAACAAAAAAACCAATGGTTTTAGAGGCTTCAAATTTTTATTTCAACGGCGGCGACGTCGGAATCGGGGTGGCGAGTCCAAATTACACACTTGACGTGAATGGGGGTGTGCGCACACGATTACCTTGGCTTTATGCAAGAAACACGTCCCAAGGTGGTTATTCCACTTCTTACAACGTGACATTTAATTTGGTAGAGGCGCGCGATACAACGGTTGGTGACATGTATAATACATCATATGCGTGTACTTTTCCAGTGAAAGGTGTGTATGTTGTTGATATTTTTACACACAGTGCTCTGGGTGGCCAACACACGGCTTGGTATCAAGGTTATATCAGATATTCAAATGGAACCGCGTATCATCTTGTGTCTGGTAATAAACAACAATCACCAACTGCTGCCAATTGGGACACTTATACAGAAAACACGTGGGTGCTTTATGTGCCAACTTCAAACATGTATTTAGACCTCACCTTTTACACGTCCCTTTCTACCATAAAAAATTACGCTGGTTCGTGGAATAGAATAAGAGCGGCGTGTATTTATGCGGTACAATAAATATTATCTAATTGTAGATGAACTTAATTGAAGCAATATCTCATTGCTGTAGTGATAAAATAGAAATTATGGGTACTACATATGATTCTATAGTGTGGAAACATATCACAGAAACTGAATACAATGATTTATCTAGTGATGAAAAAATTAAATACGTGCTAAATGATAGCTCTTATTCTGACACAGGACCAAAATATACTATAAAACAAATAATACACACAGATGGAACGATTGGATATCATAATTTATTATCCACAGATGAATATGAAGAACTAGATAATGAACTTAAATCAAATTATAAAATTGCACATAAAATGTACAGTCTTGTCCCTATACCACTCGAAGATATAGAAAGCATGTACTCTGAATATATTACTAAAACTAAGCCACTGACAGACCTAAGAAGAAAAAGAGATATACTATTATCTCAAACCGATAAGTATGCTATTCCAGATTGGCCTCACAAAACACCAGAAATTCGCCAGATGTGGCTTGACTACAGACAGGCACTTAGGGATCTTCCTAATAATGAAAACACTGTATGGCCCACGCCACCAGCGTGAATAAATCTTTCCTAACCAATTAGTAGAAAACCATGCCAACGTATGACGGCATCGGCGATACCATCACCCACAAGCTCGAGATTGAGGGTGACCTATTTCTACAGGACATTGAGGGTGGCTCTTTGAGCACTCAAGTTCCTCTAGAGATTTTCAGTGACTTTGAAACTTCAGGTCCAGAGGCCATCAATTCCCGCATGCTCCGTTTGAGGGTTCAGAACTACGGCGAGACGGATGTCTCCAACAGCTACGTGACGGACTTTGGGATCCGCGGGGAGGCAGACAAGGACTACTTCTTCATCACGGCGCCTCAGAACACGTCCAACGTCGGCGACCAGAACACCTTTGTCATTTCGTCTACCTCCAATGTGGGCATTGGAACCACCGACCCAGGTCACTACCGCCTATTGGTCAACAATTCCAGTACCAAGCACTTTGGGGTTCCAGGGAATGACACGCCGACCACCGGCGACACGCTCATCTACAATGAAAGCGGTGAATGGGTTTATTCCTTCCCAGCCGGTAACCTTCCTGCCGGATCCATCAATAACGAAATCCTCACGTGGAACGGCGCAAACTGGGTTCCCAATAGCAGTATTATCACCACGAACTCCAATACCTCCATCGGAATAGGTACATACACCCCCTCGGCCAACCTGCACGTGATCGGTTCGGTGACTGCGACCACGGATGTGGACATCTCGGGAAAGTTTCAGGGAGGCAAGATTCGGGTCGGTTCTCTGCTTTCGGCGGTTCCGACGAACCCCAATGTGACAGTGCCGGGTGACCTAACCGTGTCGGGAACCTTGACGAGCGACGAGTGGATTCATACATCCAATCTGGACATCACCGGAAACATCAACGTGGACTACGACGTCCTCATCGATGGAACGTACCAAGGGACGGGCATGCGACTGGACGGAACCCTGCAGAACCTGCGCGGGGCCATACCGGACCTTTCGGTGGCGGGATCCATCACGGCGACCGGGGACATCAAGACCGACCAGACCTTCCGCGGAACCGACGCGTCCATCACCGGGACCATCACAGCGTCCAACATCATAGGTGGTTCACCGTTGACCATTTCTACGGGCGGTTCCAATGTTCAAATTTTAAATTCTAACGTCGGCATCGGGACGGCGAGTCCTGGTACAAATTTACATATAGTTAATACCGCGGATATAACCACTTCTGCCGAAGTCCTCCGATTACAAAGAGGCGATGGAACCGGTGACATACAATCGAATACGAGAGGAACCATCGGTATGTACCTTAGAGATAGTAACCTTGGCGGCGGCGAAGTTGCTAGAATTTCATGGGGACATGATGGAGGGGATGCCGATCCAGAAGGGAAAGGAAGACTTGGGTTTTGGACATCTGATACAGGTGATGCAGAAGGCGTTCCTGTTGAACGCATGACAATTCGCGCCTCTTCCACAATCGAGATGGCCGGCGCACTGATGATAGGAACCGGTGGATTGGATGCAGGAGCGGTTGGGAATGGACGTAAAAATTTGTTCATAACCTCCACGTACGGGGGCAATTCTTCGGCAAATTATGGATGGTGGATCGGCACACAAAATGGAGCCTTGGCTTATAATGATAATGATTTATACTTCACCGTCATAAGAAATGGAAGCGCAAATTCAGCAGGTTACATTCAAGATGGTGTTGGTGCGGAAGTTCAGATGAATTTCACCGGACAACACAGAACCTTTGTGACGAGTATCCCGTATGAAGAAACGCCAAATTATGTGGGATTGATAGTTTCGGCAAATACCAATAATTACGTAAGAATGAGTGGAGGTATTGCAAAGGGTTTGGAAGCCATCACAATTAATGAATCTTTGCCATTGGTTTCCTTGACGAATGTCGCGTATGATAAAAAATGTTTCGGAGTGATTTCCTACGCAGAAGATCCCGATAAGAGAACAGACGGTTATGGTAATTTTGTTTCTATGTTTGAAAAAGAGTCCGGTGATACGCGCATCTATATTAACTCGGTGGGCGAAGGTGCCATTTGGATAGTGAACACAAACGGCAACCTGGAATCGGGTGACTACATCACGACGTCTAACGTGGCGGGGTATGGTCAACGACAGGACGATGACCTTCTTCACAACTACACGGTCGCCAAGATTACGATGGACTGTGACTTTAATCCACCACAGCAACCCGTTCAGATTATATTGAAGGACGCAGAAGGAAACAATATATTAGATCAATACAATCAAATACAGTGGGTGGATGATCCGGATGGTGCCACTGAACCAGCCTATGAAACACGACAATTGGAAGGAGGGTACATCGCCGCATTTGTTGGATGTACGTACCACTGTGGTTAAATTTCTTCCTAAGCAATTAGTAGAAAACCATGCCAACCTATGACGGCATCGGATCGTCCATAACGCACAGGGTTGAGGTGGTGGGCGATAGCCTATTCCAGGACGTTGATGGGGGAACGCTCTCCACCAAGGTACCGGTTCAGATTTTCAGCAACTACTACGCATCGCCGGGTTCCGTGGATTCTTCACGGCAGCTTCGGTTCAGGGTTCAGCCAGATGGGGAATCCAACGTGTCCAACTCTTACGTGACGGACATGGGCGTCAAGGGGGCGGACGGATCCAACTACTTCTTCATCACAGCGCCCCAGAACACCTCCAACGTCGGAGACCAGAACACTTTTGTCATCTCCACCACGGGCAACGTCGGCATCGGGACCACGGACCCAGAGAAACCCCTGCATGTCGTGGGCGACTCTTGGATCACTGGAACTTTGACCGCATCCAATATCGTCGGCGCCTCACCCGTCACCATCAGCTCGGACCTGGTGATGGCCTCGGGGTTCACCCTTACCGCGGGGGCCATTGAACCTCCTACGGGCTCCGAGTCCAACCTCAAAATTACAGGGACCATCACGACCTCGAATCTGGTGGCGAACACCGGCGACAATCTATTGGTCAGTTCAAACCTTGAAGTCGGAACCTCGAACCTGTTTGTGGACACCGCAACGGGCAGGGTCGGGATCAATACAACAAATCCTATCGACGATTTACATGTAAGAGGTGGGATTACTTTTCAATATGGTAATTCTATCAATGCGACCACAGATAGTCAATCATCTTGGACGAACAACAAAGTGCTGTCCGCAAGTTGGAACGGGAGTCAAGATATTACGCAATTGTGGGTGCCAGGCGGGAGTTCTGCCTCTACTCCCAGAATCACAATTCTTTCTAATGGCAATGTCGGCGTTGGGACGCAAAGTCCTTCGTCGCCACTGGAGATTGTTTCTAGACGCACCACCAATACATGGTCTTCGGGACAAAGTTATATGAATATCTTACACGACAATGGCTCTAGTGCTTATTATGGCATGTCTTTTGGTGTATCATCATCCCGGGGGAATGGGTGCATACAGACCTTCAATAAAAACTCTGGTGGGGTGGCTTACGCCTTGGAACTACAACCTGGTGGCGGCAGGGTCGGCATCGGGACGACTGTTCCTGATGTGCCATTCGATGTATATGGCGTATACAGCAATCAGATAGCATACTTTCGTTATCCTCAAAACCCAGCTTATATACGAATTATAGGAGATCAGTCGGCATGTTTAATTGGCGCCGACGGGTCGGGGTTCTCGGCTGCCGAACCCACCAGTATTGCTATTTTCAACACAGGCACAGGTTATATCAACCTTCTTACAAATGGAGCTCGAAGAGCACTGTTGACTGGTGCAGGTCAATTCCAAGCGCAATCATTTGGAATTTATTCGGATAAGCGACTCAAAGACAACATAACGGACATCGACGACGAAAATTCTCTTGAAATCATAAGAAATCTAAAACCAAAAACATTTGTCACGAAAGAAATCAAGGACGTGAAACGCTGGGGTTTTGTTGCGGACGAGGTTGAAGAAATTGTTCCAGAGGCAATCGAAACTAATAGCAGTTCAGATCAATACATTAAAAAATCATACGACGCCACATGGCTTCCAGATGGAACGGTTAGCGCACTGATTACAGACGAAGTGTTTGAAGTTGGTGATTGTTTAAAACTTACCCCAGATCTAAATGGTCTTAAAATATGTTCGGTTCATGTAAAGTCAGTGTCCGAAAATGTTTACACATTCGAAGACGCTGGATGTATGGTTGCTGATGATATGGATATTAAAGATTTAGCCGATGACACACAAATACATATTCGTTCTAAACAAATACACAATGTTAAAGTATTGAACCGCGAGTTCATAGATCCCGTGATGGTTTCTGCGATGCAGCAGATGCTAAGAAGGATAGAAAGTCTCGAGGCGCGCTTGGCGACGTTCGAAAATAATTCAGCGTAAAATTAGATGGAACCATTCGTAAAAATTATAGACAACTTTTATGAACACCCCGAACAAATAAGAGAACATGCTATGAAACAGAAGTACCAAAAGTTTACTTCGTCAAACTATGCTGGTAATGATTCAATTGAAAGAAATATAATAAATGATGAATGCAAAAACAAAATTCAAAACATCCTTGGACCAGATTTGAAATTTACGCAAGCCAGATACAGGTACGCCCGAGAAAAGGATCATTCCATAGGATTTATTCACAGTGATTTTAATCCAGATCACAAAGGAAAAGGATACCACGTTCTCATCTATCTTACCCCCGATGATCTTAAAGGCTATGATGACAGCGTTGGATTTTATGAACACGAAACATTCGGCAGAATACCTTCGGATAATTTTGTTGCGAAAGTATTCAAAAAAGATGCATTTAATCTTACAAAATTCAATGAATACAAAACTATAAAATATAAATTCAACCGAGCTGTTATTTTGGATTATAATTACTTCCATGCGCCAGGGAGGACGCACGGGTTTGGTGAAGATCTGACAGATTGTAGAATTTTACAGATCATCGAGGTATTCCAACAACACATCTAAGGTAGACAATCGGATTTTCATAAGTGCTGCAGTGCTTGAAAATAGAACCCCAAAAATCAGGATAAACGACAACAGTCCCCTGTGAAAAAGGAACCGTCACGGTATCATCATTGAAAGGACAAAAATAATCCATATATAAGTCGGTAGTATTTAAGTATATGTGAATGTTTATTGTATTAATCTTATTGAAAGAAGTGTCTCCAAGTCCCTTTGTCCAAGGTCTTTCTTCCCATTTCGGACACACGACTAAATATTTTTCAAATACTTTGGTTCCTTCTGTGTTGTACCTGTAACCTTCATTTCCGAGATTGTCATAGTATTCTTCAAAAATTTTCTCAAGGACATCATCCAGGGGTGGAAGTTTTTCTGGAAATTTTTCATATTTTATAACTAGTTCTTGTTCTAAACGTGAAACATCAAACGCATTTACAATTTTATCGTAAATACCTTTGGTCTCTGTCGAGCTTATCTGAAAAAATGGACTTTTGCTCATATTAATAAATATAGTTTGTAAAGTTTAATTATATGACCGAACGTGCAAACTAAATGCGGTTAATAAAATCTGATTAGATACTAAATGTCGTACAACGGTATTGGCGCCACTGACCCGAACCACCCCCTCGAGGTTGAGGGTCAGGTTTTTGTCAGCGACGTGGAACTTGGGAACGCAACACAGGACGTTCCATTTGAAGTGTACAGTGACTACACAGCTAAGGCAACACTCACGGACTCTCGGCAGCTTCGGCTTCGCGTGACCCCTTCCGCCACCACTACGTCGACCTCTCACATCGACATGGGGATTGACAATGTGACGGGGAATGTCTTCTTCATCAGCCAGCCCGTATTCGATGCCACCACCGCAGGAGACAGAGACGTCTTCACGATCGAGCGCGGTGGGAATGTGAGCATCGGGAACAACTTGACCATTTCGAGCAACATCCAGACCGGGAATCTGGCGGTCACCAGCAACATCTCGACCGGGAACGTGTCCATCACCGACAATCTTACGGTTTCCGGGGACACATCGGTCACGGGAACCCTCACCACCGGTGACATCACAGGCGACGCGTCACTCGCGATTTCAGGAGATGTCAGCATTGCGAATGATCTCTCGGTCACCGGAACCATCACGACTTCTGATATCGTCGGTGGGTCACCTCTGACCATCTCGACCGCTTCCAACGTCCAGATTCTGACGTCCAACGTGGGGATCGGCACGGTGCCGTTCTCGAACACGAGGGTTCACATCCAGGGAGGATCCACGGCGTCCATCACCAACTCGAACGTCTTCCCGAATTTCGTTTTCAGCAGGAACGCCAACGCCTCGTTGAATCACGTGGGTTCTGCTCACAATACAGCGAAGGGTGGGATGTTACCGGATGAGGACGGTAGGGTATGGGCGGTGGGAAACAATGCACAGGGAGGTCTTGGTCTGGGAGACCAAACAAACCGCAACAAGTATACCCTGGTGAGTGCCTTGGAAGGCGTGGCAAACATCGTAGCGAGTTCGACGAGTGGGTATAGTGGTGATAGCGATTGGGAACAAACTATATTATTGGATGACACGGGGAATGTGTGGACGTGTGGGCAGAATACAGAGGGTCAACTTGGTCAAGACGATAGCAATGCGCGCTACATCCCTACACTCGTCACAATAAACATTTACAGCGGAGTGTCCATCACAGAAGTGTCGTGTGGGACAGCCATGGCCTTGGCACTCGACTCCACGGGTCAGATATGGGGTTGTGGGGCTAATGCAAACCAATATCGTGCGGGTAATCTTTCCGATGTGACGTCCAACATCTACACGTTCGTGCCATCCATGCCCGACGGCGGACCTCATGTATTCGATAGTATTGACGCGGGATGGCAACATTCCTTGGCGCTTGAAAACGACGGGCGGATTTGGTCTACGGGGGCCAACTTAAACGGAAGAACAGGTCAGGGGACAGACACAGGGACCACCGCGGGATGGACGCTGTGTCCGGACGGAACTACATCAGATCAATCTATAAGCACAGTAAGCATCACGCAAATTTCCGTCGGAGAAAGTCATTCAATTGCACGGGATTCCACGGGGAATGTGTGGGTGACCGGATATAACAACAACGGTCAGCTTGGTCTGGGTGATAGCACCGACCGAAACATATTTGAACGGGTCACCTCGAACGTCAATGTGGCAGAGGGTGTCACGACCAAAAAGATTGTTGCTACAGCATTACGAAGCTTTGCACTGGACACAAACGGAAGGATATGGTCTTGTGGGTATAATTTTCAGGGATCTAGTGGTCAACCACCACCTGACACTACCGTCAATACCTTCACTCGTGCCGACGCGGGACCCATTGCCAACAAAAGCATTACGGACTTTGCTTTAAGTGGTTATGGATCGCCAATTGTAAGAACATCTGACAACGAGTATTGGGTCACGGGCTTTAATGAATTCGGTCAACTCGGAACCGGCGACACCGTGAATCGCCACGTCTACACCAAACTCCTGGACGTCAACGCGAATCCGCCGCCGGACTATGGCTACACCCGCTCGCTCCTCTTGGAGAACACTGAGACCGGCAAGGGACCTTCGATCGAGTTCAAGAATTCGGACGCAGTCAGTTCGCGGATCCAGATGGAGGATGGGACGTCCGGCAAACTGAACATCGGGTTCGTGGATGCGTCCTACGACCCCAAGCTGTCTGGCGGGGATGGTACCGAGCTTTACCCATTCCAGGAGCGCGCCCAATCCAACACGATGACCCGCGGCGTCACCATCAACCAGGCGGGAGGCACCATGGTGGCGGGAGGATCCACGTCGAATGTAGGGTTCAATACGCCCGTTCTCAATAGCGGATTGCCAGGAACCGCCAACTACGGGTATGGTTCAAGTCACTGGGTTAGCTCCGGGACTTCTTTCATCACGACTGAGGGTAAGGTTTATTTCGCGGGTGACAGTACCACCGGTCAGTCTGGAAACGGCACCTACGACAGCATATACGAATGGATAGAGTCAACGCCCAGGTCAGCCTATCCGATCGTGGCGTACGCGCAAGGAAGTGGTTATACCCAAGCGCTCGACGCGGATGGACAACTCTGGGCGACGGGGTATAATGTTGGCGGTCAGCTTGGTGTTGGCGACACTACGAATAGAAACGGATTTACTGCGTCAACAAGTACTGGTACTCTAGCCATTACCTGTGGTGATGAACATACAGTTAGAATCAATGTTTCTGGGTATTTAGAAGCATGTGGAAAAGCGAACAGTTATCGTGCGGGGACCGGGGAGGGCGGAACGATAACTTACACCAGTTTCGTATTAGCTGATGGGAGCAGGGGCAGTGGCCCGGATTATGGAGCCATGTACAACCAAAAGGCAAAGAGTATTTGGGCGTCATATGCAGGTATCTTTGCGATTCGTCATGATGATGTTCTGTGTTTCGCGGGATACAACAGCCAAGGTGGAGGTGGAGTTGATTCTTCGACTTTATTGATACAATATTATACTCCCTGCGACACAGCAAACTACGGCAGTGAGACGCCGGTACAGGTCTCTAATGGTCAGGGATCAACCGGTCAACACTCAATGATGATCACCGCTGAAGGAAACATCTATGGAACGGGTAATGGATACGCTTACAAAACGGGTCTCAACGACACTGCGGACGTACTTTCATTTACACAGTGCACGGGCGATATACAGAATGTCACAGTGACTCGCGTCTCGACATGCGACGAAGCTTCAATTGCCGTGGACAGCACGGGGAATGTGTGGATTACCGGAGCTGCCGAAGTGAATGGACAACTTTCCACAAGTGACAGCCAGGAGTTTACAAAGGTCACACTGCCCGCGGAGTTCTATTCGAAGACCATCGTCAATGTCTTTGGAGGAAACCTCAACACATTCTACGCCGTGGACAGCGAGGGGACTATGTGGGGCGTCGGGAGCCGGATTAGAGGCCTTGGTCAAGTCGGATCGCCTGGATACGTATCAAAGCTCTTCACCAAGGTCCCGATCTACGACGTGGTTCCGAAATCCTTTCAATACACCCCGACGTTGACCCTCGAGAATCCCAACGCGGACCACGGCGCGACGGTCGAGTTCAAGAATCCGAACAACCGGGCGTTCATCAATCTGGACGACAGGACCTCGACGCTCCGTTTGGGCTTCGTGGACAACGAGAACAACACGGGGCAGTTCAAGGGGATCGGTATTAAACCCGATGGTTCGATGGGCTTGCCTTGGTTTTACGCAAGAAACGTGACCGAATCTGGTTATACCACTGATTACACCGTGTATTTTAATTCGTTACAGGCAGAAGATTCTACGATGGGTAGCATGTATAATACGTCACGAGCGTGCACTTTTCCGGTGAAAGGTGTGTATATGGTCGACGTTACCGTACACAGTGTTTATGCTGGATCACATCAAGGTTATTATACCGGCGATCTCAAATATGCAGATGGAACCACATATATGCCAATAGAAAGCAGTAGAAGTCCTAGTGCAACTGGGGGCAATTATGACAATTATACACAGTCCTCGTGGGTATTTTATGTACCGAGTCCTGGTATGTATTTAAATTTAAGACATCTCACAACTATTTCCAACGTAAGAAACTATAGGGGTGAACATAATAGAATAAGAGCGGCGTGCTTGTATCGGTTGTAATGACACTATTTAAACAAACCACACCAAACTAGTCAAGTAAAGGATGATCTATCCGACCACAAAATGTCACTGGTGCAATGTCCCACTACAATGGACCAGTCGATATGATTTCATCAACTATGCCTTTGAGTATTTTCAGTTCGAGGACAGGATTCCCTTGGAGAGGATGTCCAGGGTTTATCACAAGGGCAGATCGAGTTCGAGGAAGAACGTGTGCCGCTCCTGTTACAAGTTGAAACTGAACAACATTCACCAGAGGGAGATCACGGGCAAGATGATCAGACTGAAGAGCATCAACATCACCCCGGGTATAGGCAAATTTCTGCTAAAACTCTTTGATCAGTCGTGGAGACATCAACGCTACATCGAGTTCATGTGGTCAAAGGGACACACCTTCGATGCCTTTCTGGACTACCTCTGTGCCCGCGACACCATTTTGGGAAACGTTTCGGGTGACATCTTTGACAATGAAGAACTTGAATACTACTACGAGGACATGGTTCGTTCACACTTCGGGGTCCCGGCACACTACGAGGCCATGTGGGACGATGAACCTGATATTATTGGTTTTCAATTAAACGGCACGGACGTGATTACCATAAATGCACATCCTGCTTTCGAGTAATGGCACGCCATTCCACGGCGCCAAGGGTGGCTACCCGAGTCAGTTGAGACACCTCATCACCATGTTCGTGGAGAGAGGTCACACAGTCACGATGGTCATATGGAGTCTCTGTGGCATCAAGCACACCGGCGTGTTGCACTTCAGGGACTTGGTGAATGCCAACGTGCTCCCCGGAGAGACCAAGGATCCATGGACCCAGGCACTTTTGGATCGCCCCCAGGTGAGTTTCATTTTGGGTCCCTACGAGAAGTTTCCGTGCGTCATCAAGATTTCGGACATCAATGATTTCATCAAGCGAACCAACGCCGGAGCCATATTCTTTCTTCAGGACATCTTCCTGTTGGAGTCATCGACCATCGAGCAGATCGCTTGTCCTTCCTACCTCTGGTTTCCTCTTCACTATGACCCGATTGACGCGCCGACGGTCAAGGCACTTGGCAAGATCAAGCACATTCTCTCACTGTGTCCCTCGACCCGCGAGAGGGTCCTAAGGCAGATGGGAAGGGAAAGTCACGTGGTGCCTCACATCGTGGGATTCCAGACGCCACTTCCGCCCACGGACACCAAGGCAAAGGTTCGCAAGGACTTTGGTGTGGATGACAAGTATGTGATATTCACCATAGCCGGAAACTATGAGAACAGCGGGCGCAAGTCACTTGACACGACCCTGCTCTCCTTCAAGAAATTTCACGAGACCCACCCGGAGTCCCTTCTATGGCTTCACGTGCCGACGTTGAATCACGCCAAGGTCTATGATGTTCCGGCAATGGTTCAGACGCTGGGCATACCGGACACGGCCATCAAGATCACCGAGACGACGTTGGACGAGACGACCTTGCAGAAGATGTACAAGTGTGCCGACATGTATCTATGTGGATCCTGTTCGGAAGGGTTTGGTATCCCGCAGATGGAGGCTCAGTACTATGGTCTGCCTGTGGTGACGACCCGCTTCGGGGCGATGCACGACTACTGCTGGCACGGGGTGAGCGTGCCTCCCGCCCAGCCTCGATGGAACCACATGCAGGGGGCGTGGTGGGTGACTCCAAGTGTAGAGCTGACAGTGGAAGCCATGGAGAAGGTCTATCAAGGCGAACTAGAAACCACGGACGAGTGGGTTCAGGAGGAGGTCCGCAAGGTCATGAGCTACAAGGCGGTCAGAGAGAAGATACTCGCCATAGTAGAGAAAAATTAAAGGTTGTTTGATAATAGACTATGGAGCAGACTCCATTCAAAGCCGTATTCACCAAAAAGTCAAACTTTCTCACCCAGTCGTTTGATACAGATCCCCAGACAGTCGACTATGGTGGAAATGCGAGGTTTTTGATTCCTCGTCACGGAGACTTTATTACGCGCATGTATCTTCTCATAGATTACACGAGCAGTGCATCTACGAGGATTAATCAGGCGCACGCGATGTTAGACTACGTGTCACTGATCATCGGCGGAACCACGATTCAGCAGGAGACGGGCGAAACGTTGAACATGCGTCTGAACTTGAGCACCGAGGAAAAGGAGTCCTTCTCGGTGGTTCAGCTCTATCGGATGCTTGGTGGGGGACCCAATCACATATTCACGGACACTGCACAGTATCCACGAAGCTACCGTCTTCATATTCCTCTTCAATTTTGGTTCAACGGGAAGCCGGATCTTGCGATTCCACTTGCGGCACTCAGATATCAGGAAGTGGAAGTGGAAGTGGGACTGAGGAATGCATCGCGGTGGGGTGGAACAGATTCTGGGATAAGGGACTCACAGGTGAGAATTCGGGTGGAGTATGGTTACGCACCAAAGGAAATCACAGACGCCCTGACTAGGGTACCTCTGGTGTTTCCCACGGAGCAGTTTCAGGTAGTGGAAAATACCTACACCACCTCCAACGTATTCACCGTGACTCCCGAATTTGTGAATCCCGTCAAGGCGGTGTTTGGATTGTTCAAGAACACGACCACGGAAACCACGCAACCATTTGATTATGGGAGGGGTGGCACTGCGCAGGTCGACTCTGGCGACTATCTGAACTCGATGGAGATCATCTTGGACAACGAGGTACTAATCCCCAAAGACATCGGAACGTTTGAAATGTACAGAGGATTTCAGTTTTATGCTCACTTCCCTGGTGCTCCCCAGAATATAAATGACGGAACAAACTATTATAGGGGGTACATCTACCCGATGGCATTTTGTTTGGATCCGATGAATCGCGAGATGCCCAACGGGGCAATCAACTTTTCCGCGATTCTAAATCCACTATTCAACATAGATGCCAAAATTTCTAGCGGGGACAGGATCAGGTTCAGACTTTACGCACTTTCGGTGAATTTGTTATACATCGAAAATGGTGTATCCAAAATGGTATTTACTGGGTCGGAAATTACACTTCCTCGATTTCTTTGAATTCGGCAAAGCTCACCTTGCCGTCGCCATCCCTGTCGTACATCGTGACATCACTTTCAATAGCCTCTATGAAGCCGGAGCCATCGGTGTCGAGTCTATTGAATTTGCCTTCCACGACCCCATTTTCAGAGTAGTCTTCCACAATGCCCCTTCCATTTTCAGCAACGAATATGCTCGTGGATAGGTAGTATATGGTTAGAAGAAACAAGTCAATGAGAGGTACGTAGCTGTTGATATTAGTTCTCGAATCCGATGTGATCTTTATGTAACCAGTTGTAGCAGTGGTAGATGATACACTAGTTCCTGCATCTGTTGGGTGATTTACGGTCAAGGTGAAAGATCCTGCTATTGTTGAAACAGTTACTGGGTCACCTACCGAAGTAGCATAAAGATTCGCAGTACAAGTACCCCATAATGGAGCAGAATCTCCACCATCTTGAACGATGACAACGGCAGTTGTGTTTGATGAATCACTCCAAAATGGGACATTTACCGTTATTGTACCGCCAGAATAAGTGAAAGAACCATCCTGAAAATTACCAGAACTATCCACGTAATGTGCCGTTGGAGATCTGAAATAATCCGTTCCTCCTATTGTAATTTTATCTCCATTCCAAGGTTCGAAACGCATTTTGTAGGGTACGATTGGTGGATTACCGGTGTTCGTCGTCTCTGAATAAGAAATTCCGGGAATACCCACTCTGGCCGTGTTGGTTCTGAGGTAGCCATATGGATTCATTCTCAGAGTCTTTAGAATATTTGCGCCTCCCAGGCCTACGCTCGTGTTCAGTAGGATGCGTCTATTGGCAATCGTGTAATCTTGGGTTGAAGCTGCAAATTGACTCGACCAGAGAACATAATTGTCCGCCACGGTGGTGAAGAACATGTCGATGTAGGCGCTCTGAGGTCTAGGGGCTCTGAACTCGTAGTCACCTAGCACCACATTAAGAGGCTGTTCGGCGAACGAGTATGCGTAAAATGTTCCGTTGTTATGGAAATTATGCACATAAGCTTGATATTCTTGAAGAAATAATGGTTTTCTTACTTCATTTCTATCAGTTTTGTTGAGCGTCGTGATTCTTGCCGAAATGATGGGATTGTAGAATTGTGGATTGTATCCGGTGACTTTGTTTTTGAATGACCAGAATATTGCTCGGCACGAGTAGGCGCTGTTGAAATAGTATCTGTATTTAGCGCCCAACGAGGCTGGCAGTTCGATCTCCTCGGTGTTGATTTTTTCGATGGGATAACGCTGCGGTGTGGATCTAAACATAAATCGTTCTTGATCCGTTAACGTAATTTCTTGAGTGACGAATTTGAATTCGGTGAGATCCGCTCCAGCCGCAAAGCCGCCGATGTCGCTGAAGATTTCGGACAGAGACCTGAATTGTATCACGATGGTCAACTCCGAATTGTGCATGGAACATAGCGGGAGTGGGGCGCGGAAGGAATTGGTACCAATCTTGGAATCCACGTAGTGTCGATTGAAGAAAAATGGCAGTGGGTAAAACAGACGCTGACTGGTATCGCCGGTTTTAAGCGTGGGCTGCAAGTCAAATTGAGTTCCCAAATTAAACATCGTATTGAGAACATCTTGGCGTTCTTGTGCCGTCGAATACATGGACTCGTATATGGACATCCATTCTCCTCGCATGGATTGAATGACGAGACCGTCCACCAAAAGATCAACCCTTCGAATCATCGATAGACCCACGTTTCTCAGGCACGTGGGTGTTCCCGTCGAGGATGGCATTTTAAAGTTTAACATCAATCCGGTAAGCAAATCTCCCATTTCCTTTGGTTTGAACGTGTGTCTGATCTCTTCACCCAGAAACGTGGTTTCGGTGGGTCTATAGAAACGATAATACGGTGTAGTTTGTGTGTATTCAGGATATCTATATTCTTTGGAAACTTTTTCATAAAGAAACTCATCCTGCTGTCCCACGCCACTCAAGCCGGTTAGAGCACCAATACCTGTGTCTCCACGGAATCCAACTGGAGGCTTCTGCATGTTCCTCTCTTAAAGAAAAGGGACATTTTAAAAAATAATAATGAGTCGCGAGGAACAGATCATAGCCGCCTACACGAACGCAATCCAGCCCGTTCTGGAGAATGCCGTCGTGGTGGCAGCCGAATATTGTAAAGCCACCGGCAGGAGCATCGTCACTGCCCTCGACATGGAATATGGAATGAAGTGGAGCGCCATGAAGTTGACAGGAAGGGTCTACGGATCCATACTACCAGATGAAGACGACGAGGATTCTGACGGGTGGGAGACCGATGATGATATGGTCGTGCAGGAGTGCGATATGGGGTTCGACGACGAGTTCCGCGAGTATGACGGGGACGATGAACGCTATCTGGAGGTAAACCAGGCGGTCCGCGAGTGGGCTGACTGGGAACCCGAGACCGAACTTGAGATGATGATAAAGAGCGCCGTAAATTCTAGACGCTAATAGTAATCATGCCTGGCGGAATTGGTCTGGCTAACCCCCAATTCCCCTATAAGAGTTACTTCGATCCTATAGGGGAAGCGGCACCAACATCCTACACATACAATGATACCAACAAGAATCAATTTGCCCTCAGGTCTTTCAAGGACGATGAAGGGAATTGCTTCACGGACATGGTGCTGATGAGCGATGGCGCTGACAGCACGTCAACCTTTAGATTGTTCACCAACACACCAGAAGGAAATGCAGTCGAAAACATGTCTGTACAAAATGGAAATGTCAGCATCACGGGAAATGTCGGTATCGGGACGACGGATCCAAGAGCACTACTCGACGTAAACTCCACGGGAGCGATGATCGTTCCAGTTGGTACAACAGCTCAACAGCCGACTACGGCGTATGCGGGTATGTTGAGGTTTAACAGTACAATAAATAAAATGGAATATTATAATAATAGTTCACAATGGATTCCAATACCACTAATAACAACATCTGGAGGAAATGATGTATTTATACACAATAATTATAAAATACATGTATTTACAGGTGGTGGAAATTTTATATTAGATGGACCGCCTGGTAGAATAGATGTTCTAATGGTAGCCGGTGGAGGAGGAGGAGGTACGGATAATGGCGGTGCAGGTGGTGCAGGTGGTCTAATTTTTAAACCAGATATAGATATTGATCCTGGAAATTATATTATTAGTATAGGTACGGGCGGAACCGGGTCGACGGACGCATCAATTACCGCCACAACGGGAGGCGATACCACGGCTTTTGCATTAACAGCCAAGGGTGGCGGTTACGGTAATAATGGGGAATTGACGGGGACATCAAACTCTGGTGGTTCAGGTGGAGGAGGTGATGGAGAACGTGATACTTCGGGTGGTGCCGGTACACAATCATCACAATCTGGAGACTCTGGTACTTATGGGTATGGTAACAGCGGTGGTAACGGTGGCGGTGTAGGTGGTGCAGGTGGTGGTGGTGGTGGGGGCGGAGCGGGTACATCTGGTTCGAACGGTGATAGCGCTGCAACTGATGTTGGTGGCGTTGGCGGAGATGGTCTATACGAGGTAACCATAGGTTCTACTACGTACAATTTCGCTACAATTTTTGGTACAAGTTACGGGGAAATAATTTCAGATGAAGCGTGGTTTGCGGGTGGTGGAGGGGGTGGCAATGGTAATGATAATGACACCGATGTCGCTGGGGGTAAAGGTGGTGGTGGTACAGGTAAAGGTGCGGATTGGATTTCTGGTGACAGAAGCATCGATGGAGACGCAAATACAGGTGGAGGTGGTGCCGGCGGGACGTGGGATGGCACTACCGGATACGGTCATGGTGGTAATGGTGGCTCTGGTATAGTAATCATTAGAGTACATAATTAAATATTTTATAACATACATATTAAGATGCCCCAGTGCTACCAACTTGACGAAGATACAAATTGTGTTATCGGCGTAGTAGAATGTGATAATGAAAAATGGTGTGGAAGAACATACGGAGGTAAATGGTTTAAAAATAATTCAAATAAATTTATTGGTTTGGGTTACATATATCACACAGAATATAGTACATTTTCTCCACCAAAACCATACGAATCTTGGACACTCGACACGGAAAGATTTACATGGAATCCACCTACACCTAGACCAAGTGGTACAAAATCATACACGTGGAATGAAGAAACCAAATCATGGGATGAGGTTTCCTGATATCAGTAACACAACAAGTCACGAACCGCGTTTAATTGAAAATAAATATTAGTGAATTGTCTGGTAGAAACCAATGGAAGGTTATGAGTATGATCCAGACGAATATGCCACAATTTCCAGTGAGACCGAATCCGATACTGAAAAATCATTGGTCCCACTGGAACACGAGGAGAGCGTTCAGATTTTAAAACCTCAGGTTGAGTACTCGGAACTGGACGATGTATTCAGTGAAGAGTTGGATGATCTGGACCTCCGTGATTTCTTCATTGAAAAAAAGCAATCTAATAATAGAGTATGTCAAGTTACGACATCGTTATCGACAGTTCAACCAGGAAGGACAGAGCCACAACCGATGCTAACAACTTCACCAGTTATCTCAGCACACCCCTTTATGGAATCCAATCCATGAGTTTTGTCTCTGCATCGGTTCCATATATCAATGGAACATCATCGGTGGTGAATGGCAACGTTCATGCCTATTATGTGGTTTTGGAAGTGCCAAATTATGGGATTTTAACTGACAGGATCTATACCGTAGATAATCCACCCGAGAGTGGTGATACCAACTTGAATTTTGCTTACACTGGTTCTTTGATCGTCCCGGCACTGGCCGGCGCGAGTCCCACTAACTACGTGATGAGTTCCATGAATGACAGAATCAGTGTTCAAAAGATAGTGCCAGTCATGGAAGCTATCAAGGTATCCATTTACTATTATGACACGAGTGACAGTTCATTCAAGTTGTACCCATTCACAAGTTCCGGGGCGTCCACTGAAGAGTTTGTTCTCAAGTTGAATGTCCAAGCCACTAAGGATAAACGATTCGCCACCAAGCAACAGGACGAAGAAGACAAACGCCTGGAGCCCAATATTGCTCCACCGGTGAAACCTGGCTCTGAAAATACGTTTGCACGAAAGTTAATCAACTACTATAAATCCACGACCCGCAACAAGATGAATCCAGAAGAAAACGAGGAACCCGTCGGCGCCCTTCTACCTAAGCGAGAGTTCATGGGAGTTCCCACCAAGTACGCACAGATCCTGATTCCCATCGCCGTCGTTCTTTTGGTGCTCGCAATTCTCTTGGCTAAGTAGTAAATGGCTAGAGCCTCATATGTGTCGACGGGACTTCCCGATTTCAACTACGAGTATCACACTATTTCGTTCGATTCACTGG